CTTATTAGTTTCCAAGAAATCAGCGAAGAAGAATATTATCAGTATAAAGAAGATTGAGGTGAAAACAATATGGAAATCTGGTTTACAAGTGACACACATTTTGATCATGAAAACATTTTAAAATATGAAAATCGACCATTTGCCGATGCTAATGAAATGACTGAAGCATTAATCGATAATTGGAATAACGTAGTTAAACCGGATGATTTGATCTTCCATTTAGGTGATGTTTTCTTCACTAGTGCTGCAAGAATGGAATATATCGCAAAACGGTTAAATGGAAGAAAAATTTTGATTCGCGGAAATCATGATAAAGGAATAAGCAATGGGAAATTTAGAAAGCTTGGTTTTGACGTATATAACTACTATTTTTTTGAGGATTTTATTTTAAGCCATTATCCTCAAAATGAAAATGCATTGAGAACTGCAATTGCCAATACCGACTTAAAGGGAAATATCTGTGGTCATTTACATTCAAAAGGTAAGGATCTCCCCAAAGATATTTATAAATGTGTAAGTGTTGAATTGACTAACTACAAACCAATCAATTTTTCTGACATTAGAAAAGAAATTTTTGTTAGAAAAATGGTGAAAAGGTTTGACACATAAAATAAATTATAATAATATTTAATTAAGAGATAAAAAACAAGTGGGATTGTTATTTCATCAAATCTTTAGTTAAAATTAATACATGATCATTTGTTTTAAAAGGGAGTGTTTATTTTGCAACTTGACTTTTCACCTTTTTATGAAACATGTAAAGAGAAAGGTATAAAACCATCTTGGATTGCGAAAAGGGATAATATAATTGATTCCACTACTCTAGCGAAAATGAAGAAAGGTAAAAATGTTGAGTTGATGACAATTGCAAAAATCTGTAAATATCTTGATGTACCTATTGAAAAGATTGTGAGAATTAAGTATTGATTTTGTTTGGAGTGATTAAAATCCACAAATGAAGCAAAAGATATTAGAACTTTGTTTCCCGATGAAAAGTCATCACTATTTGAAAACATCAATAAACAATTAAAGAAATTTAAACAGTAATATAAAGATTATGGTAAAATTGTAAAGAAAGATTAGCTTATAGGTGGGAAAGATTTTGTTAAAGGATTTGATTGAATTAGCAAGAACACAAACAGAATTCCATGAATTAATAAAAAATTCAAATACGCTTGCAGAAAAAGTTATATCTTCACAGCAAATTATTGAAAAAGCTTCTTTTTCTATTGGCAAGCAGGTAAACGATTTAATTCAAACAGTTTATAAAAATTTTGAATCGATTCGCCTACCGAAAATATCAATACCAAAAATAAATTTTGATTATGAGCGAATAGAAAAATCTATAAATCAAAGTGCTGGTTTTGGATGGACATTAACGGCTAACACTCCTTTTAAACCTTATTTAGATTCATACAAACTTGAAAAAACTTTAGATAAATACGATCAATATTTTTATGAACTATATTCTGCAAATTCTTATGCCTATTTCAAATCCGAAAAAGAGTATATTCTTGAAAATATAAACCATAAAAACAAAAAGTTATTAGAACAGTGTTTTGAAAATTTTGAGAAAGATAATTATGAAATAACTATTCCAGCTTTAATTAGTGCAATTGAAGGGCAAATTGCTGAACTACTTAGTAGTCCAAAATACGGATTTAGATTACTAAAAGAGTGGGAAAATAAGATACCAAATGAGGAGAAAAATCTTTCAATAATTATAGAGTATTCAATGGTTCAATTTCTAAAAAACTCTTTATTTACTTCAAATGACTTTAATTCTGAAAGATTGGAGATTCTTAATCGTAATTGGGTAATGCATGGAAGAGATAATCCTGAACTATGGAAGAAAACTGATGCTTTAAAGTTGTTCATAAACTTATCTACTTTATTATTTATTAATGAAAAAAATAGAATGGCACAGGATCAGAGAGTGGTTATCATCGGAGGGAAAAGTAATGAATGATGTTAAAGAATTTTTCAAACCTAGATTAGAAGAAATAATTAGAATGACAGATGTAGCTGAGAATAAGCTTAAAGGTTATTTACGTGAAACAAATGAAAAGCCGGATATTTCATTTGAATTGCTTAAAATTCTTAATCTAAGTGATGATTTAGTAGAGTTGTTTAATCCAAGTAAACAATCCGGAGAATATTTTGGATTGCCAAAAGACGTTGTTGGAGGAGCCAAATATCCTAAAAAAATTCTTGATAGTCGTGGTATAAATTTTACTTCTTGGTTTGCCGAAAAATCGCAGCATATTAAGAATGGAATAAAGAAAACTATTGAATATTGGGAAATGAACCCTAAAGAAATTAAGTTGGTTGAAGACGCCCCAATGACAGTAGAGGAGTATATAATTGAAGGTCTTGAATCAGGATTATATCAAATTAAGGCTTATGCTGAAACCATTCTTGATATGCTTTAAATCATAAATAAGTGCTAATGGGGGATAATTATAATGACAATACCTTTAGAAGCTTGGGATGTTTTTCGAGATGAGATGAATCCCTATATAGAAAAGGCATTCAATAAAGAAATATCATTTGAAGAATTTTACGAAATATTTCAGCAAAAATTGAAACAATTACACGAAAAATATGATTATCAAAAAGTTTTAATTGGCTGGCTTGGTGGAGACTATGATCATTTAGGTTTTTATGATAATAAAAAAGATGCTGAACGTGGCCATCTTCCTAATGAAAGACTATATGATTTAATAGATGAAAAGTTTAAAGGAAGAAAAGTAAAAATTACGTTAGAAATTATTGAATAAAAAGATGAAAAGGAAATGTTTTTAAGATGGGACTATTAGTTGAGTTAGTATATTGTCTATGCGGAGAATTGATGAAAAAAGAAGAGATGATTAAGAATAGGCAAATTCCGGTTTGCTGGAAATGTCAATGTGATTCATTAGAAGATATGCAACGGAAAAAGAAACAAAAGAGGAAAAATGTTTGAATGAAGAATTTTTGTATTGAAGCATTAAAATTATTTTCAGTAGCGTTTGGTGGGTCTGCATTTATATGTATTTTAATGGTTTCTTTATCAGATATAACACAGAAAATTGATCAGCGAAACAGATAAAATCTCGATTTCGTATCAACACCAACTGGCGAAGAGAAAGTGAATTTACTGGAAATTGTTGAATAAAATGTTTTAAAATAAAGAGAGAAACATGTATGAAAAAACAAAAACCTTGGGTAATTTGGAAAAATAAAGACGGAAGTGTTAATCGAATTCAATTTATAAACTATGAAGCAGCGAAAACATTCTGTGATAATCTGGAAGATTTTAAAATAAAAGAGATAAGCCAAGATGAATATGGAGTTGCTTGTGGGCTGTATAAGTTGCCATTGAATCCAAATTTGAACTTAGCTTGTTAAATACCATTTAGGAGCGATTTAAAATGGGTGTAAAAACAAAGTACGATAAGCATGATCGTGTGTCTCATAATGTAGATAATGTATATGATATTGTTTTTGATAGATGTACACCAGTCATAAATGGTGTGCCACAAAATGAAGAACAATTATTAATGAGATATACGAAAAATGGGAAAACAGTGAATTATGCACCTGCATTTAATGAAATTGATATGATGAAAGCAATTGTTAAACTTTATAATAGCTCGGTGATATCTAATGAAGCTAAAGAAATTCTAAGACAAGGTATTAAATAAATCACCAACGTTTTGCAGGAGGAACGAATGAAGTATAAATATTTATTATTTGGTTGTCATCATTATTACCCGTCTGGTGGAATGAGAGATTTACGATTGAGATTCAATAATATAGAAGAATTAAAAGAGAAGTTCAGTTATGATGGAGAAGATATGTTTCAATTAGCTAATACAAATAATTTTAGTTATATTGAAATTAATGTTGATAATCTTAAAGAAGGAAAAAACGATATTTCCTTTGAAGAAATTCAAGAATTGATTATTAAGCAAATTGAGGAACACACTATAATGGACATTTTATCAAAAATAAGGAGAGAGAGATAAATAATGAACTTGGTGAAAGAATGCTTATTAATGATGAAGATGATGAATAATAAGGGATGGATATTAAATGATTATTCCAAAATGTGCATTTTGTAAAAAACGATTCAAAAAATCGGATTATGTAATGATTGTTGATGGAAATGTAAAAGAACCTGTCCATGAAGAATGCCATTATGATTATATATCTCACTTTCATTTAAATAGTACATACAGTTTTGATGAGTTTAAAGAAATATTAGAGGAAGAAGAGTGAATTAATCTAATAATCTGGAGGGTGTGTATGCACATTCAAAAATTAATCACTTTGACCAAAGAAGATATTGACAATGCGATTGAAGAATATCTTTTAAAAGAAGAAATTTATGATATTGATAAAATAAATTATATAATAAACGATGATAAAGAGATATTGAGGGTAGAAGTAAAAGCTCATTAAAAAGGAGATGTGTTTTATGTTAATTAATTTTAAATTTTGGTACAACAATGGAGAAGAGGAAGAGATTGTACGGGAAGTAGAGTATATTCCAGATCAGATACTCTACAAAGATATCTGGTGGCAAAAAGGCAATGCTTGCTATGATTTTGATTCAGGAAACTATACAAAAGTACATTATAAACAAATGACGTAGATTTTTTGAAAAGAGCTGAGATGTAAAACGCCAATGTCAAAAACAGAAAAACAATTGTTTCTATATAAAAGTAAATGGGAAAAATTGAAGGAGACAATTAATCAAGCTTATACAACAAGCATCTAACTGAAATGATAAAAACTGATTAAATAATAATAAAAGGGGGATGCACTTGGTATTAGTTAGAGCAGTTAAACTAGAAAATAACACAGTATTTTCTTTGCAAACAAACACAGAATTATTTTATCTTGAATTTGAAGATAATTTATTACATGAAGTTGAAGAAGATGGATTCGATGAGTTTGGTCAGACCAAATGGAAACGAAATGGGGTGGCATATACACCAGACCAAATAAACGAATTGACAAGTAGATAAAATGATTGTTTCATCGTAGACAAAAATAAATTAAAATAATATAATATATTAAAATCGGTTGATGAAGACGAAATTCCATTTTAGAAGTGAGATTATGACAAGTTTAGATGAAAAGATTAAAATATTAACTAATCGTTTTCCTTCAGTTACAAAATATAAATTGATAGAAGCGTCAGCTCTGGTAAGACCATTTGTTATTGATGATGATTTATACCTGTCTATTCAAGCAGTAATGATGAACATTACAAATGAATCGCCAATAAGTGTTATGAACTTCATATACAATGTAATAAACAAGATAGATATTAGCGATGGATTTGAAATCGCTATGTATCGAATTTACCACCAATACAAATCATTTAAAAATGAAGATGACGGAATTTTATATCTTGTCAAAACTTTTGGTGTATATGACTTTAGCAAAGGATTAATCTTAATAGAGAATATTAATTTAATTGAAGAGTATAGATATAAGATCAAATAAAGTGCGGTGATAAAAATGAGTAAATACCGATTAGTTAAAAAAGATAAGTCAGAAAGAGATAAATTCATAGTGACGATTGTCGCAGATGCTAGCGATGGAGATTATGTTACAACGGTTAACAGGTATTCTTTAGAGGAATTTGAAAATCATATCGTTGACGCTTTAATTGATTTACAAGAGAATTATAGCGGACATCATATGTTGAAAAATTACTTCGGCGAACATCTTGACATTCCATGTTCAGACTTTGGAGTATGTCACACACTAGTATCTGTAAGTGTTGAGTATATAGGTAAAAATGGTGAGATTTGGGAAGTAGAATTATGCAAGTAGGGAGGGGAGCATATGGGGAAATACCGCAAAAGACCAGTAATTGTTGAAGCATTTAGATTCTATATAGATCCTATGCCAGATTGGTTTATGGATAAAGTAACATCTAATGACGTTATTTTAAAAAATTGTGATTATAACAGATATGATATTGATGAAGCATATTGTGAGATAAAAACGTTAGAAGGAATTATGATTGGCAATGGCGGAGACTACATAATCAAAGGAGTGCAAGGAGAAATCTATCCATGCAAGCCAGATATATTTGAACAAACATATGAGAAGATTGAAGATGAACATTAAGAGGTGATTAAGGGTGTTAAAGAAAGGCGACGTAATCATCTTTGAAGATGGACACAGATGTATGGTTGTAGAAAACAAAGTAGAAAAAGCCAAATGGGAAAACGAAGAATATAAGATGTGGGATGAAAGCAGGACACTTCTCGTAAATTTAGATACAGGAGATGTTGCATTACACTATCGTGACAGCATACCATATGAAAATGGTATGCCATATATTCCTATTTGGGGCGGTGTAGCGAAGATTGTTAGTTTCGATAATTTCTTACTTTTATAAAGAGGTGAAACATAATTAAAAAAACCGTTAAGAACTTGAAGATTAGATTGCGTTGTGTTAAAGGTAATCATAACTTTGAATATGCAACATGGGGTAGTGCCTTTGTTGACAATTTAGATGGAACATTTAGTCTTTGTGAGATAGATATAAGAACTTGCAAAACATGTAAAAGACACGAAATGAATTTAAAAAATGGTTGGCAAGAAGCGAAAAAAGGATTAACCATAAACGATTTAAAGTAATAAATATAGATAAAAATCATCTTATAGGGGGCGAAAAAACATGAAAAATAAAGAAGAGATTTTAAATAAAATAAATGAATTAAAGGAAGAAAGAGAGCAATTAGAACTTCAATATCAAAACATATCTGACGGCAATGATCAAGACACATATGAACAGTTGTCATATATTGATATCGATATAGATGTACTCGATCAGAAAATTAGGTTATTAGAGTGGGTTTTGAGCGAATAAGACTATTTCTAAATATTAATAAAAAGCTATTGTCTAGAGGTGTTGATATGAAGGTTATAAAAGAACATAAATTACATTTAATTTATACAATTGATGATAATTGGCAAGAAAAAGCAAATACAAAACTTCACATGAGGGCTAAAGGATATGAAGTACATGATGAATACTTGTCTACAGTTGATGGACTAGAAAGAGTTGTAACTGTATTCTCAAAGGAAATTTGAATAAAAATTCTCTTTTATGCAAGGGGTGTGAAATATGGATGATATGCAAACTTTTAAAATGAAGAAAATCTCAAAAGCGATAAGTGAAATAGGAGCGTCAACTAAGTCTGGTGCAGAAATGTTTGCAGATGCAATTTATCTACTTGCGTATAGAGTTAGAGAATATGACTCTCAATTAAAAGCCAATCAGAGAAACTTAGATAAATTAAGTAATAGATAAGATTTCAATTTTAAAAAGGAGATGTGAATTTGAGATATGAATAATTTAGTGATTGAAATTATCGAGGAGAATAAAAAAATAGAAACATCTGGATTTATAAACCATAAGGTGGTAACGCTACGCATTGATGTAAAAATTATATTGACGAATAGGCTAGACAATTATAAAGACTTTTCAAGCAATACTTATGGAGAATGCAAGAGAGTTAATGTATATGATAAAAATAAGAAGTATTATTATAAAGATTGCATTCTGCTAACGCCAGACGGAGTAAACTTCATAGGTCATTGTAGAGAAGTGCGGCTTGATTAAGATAAATAGAAATTCACTTTTATTAAGGAGCAAGCAATATGAAAAAAATATTCTCATTGGGAGGTAGAAATATGTTTAAAAGATTGTTATGTAAAATTGGGTGGCATTCATGGACTTATAATTACATAGGTTCTGATGGAGTGAATATCAAGGCAGAGTGCAAATGGTGTAAGCACAAAGGTTTAATAGATAGTCAAGGAAATCTATTTTAATAAAATTTCCCTTTGATTGTGACAGTTTAAATGAAATTAAATATGAATATGAGAAAGGAGAATAAAATGATGGGTAATAAAATAGTATTTGTTGGATTATATACAGGTGAAGGAGAACTAAGGATAAAATCTAAAGATTATGTAGAAGTATTGAAACTTGCAAAAGATATGTATGACGCAACAGGTATTGTACATGAAATTAAATTCATTAGAGAAAAAGATATAGAAAATATCTAATTTATCAGGGGGCAATAGTATGAGCGAATTCAAATATGAATATGGAAAATTATATAAACATAAAGAATGGGGAAGTTATTATTGGGTATTCTTTAATGGGAATGACTATATAAATTTTGATAGAAATAGCAGTTTTATTGAATGTTTAAATGGATTGGGTAGATTCGGCTGGAAATTATGTGTCAAATCTGATGACAATGAATACGTATTTTTAAAAGAAAAAATTGAATGAGATTTCTTTTAAAAAAGAAGAAGATTTATTAGAGGAGCGATAATATGGAGACTTATGTTATCTTCACAAATAATAAAGGTCAATATTATTTAGAAACTGTATCATCGGCTGATATTGAGAAAATTTCGTCAAGAATGGGATATTGAAAAAGAGATGGATAATAAAAATTGGGAAGAAGTGATGTTTGAGTTAAATAATCCATCTATAGAAGATGGTAAACAGTTGGCGGTATTTGAATATTGCTACGAATAGAATTCTGAGTAAATGAATAAAAGAAAAATATATTAATAAGAGGTGGTTAATTTGAAATTTAATAGCACAAAAGGAATGAGAGATTATTTTGAACAAAATAAAGATCAATCGGAATTGCACTTTGCAATAAATTATTTGTTAAAGAAATTAAACGATCCACATCAATTTATCGGTAAAAAGATTACAAACTTTTATTGTAATGGCTTTTTTGGCGATAGATATGATTTAGAAGGAAGCGTTATAACTGACGTAGGAGAAGATTATATAAATATTAGGGATAAAGATGGACATGTAGATACTGCATATTTTGAAGAAGATTGGGAACGTAAAATAATGGTTGACTTATTAGAAGAATGGACGAAATTATCAGAAGAATGGTCAAAGAAAAGAGAGGAATAAAATCAGTCTTTTATAAAATGAGGTGATGATTTATTATGAACGATCAAAAATCAATTAAAGCTTTACAAGAAAAAGCAAAAGATATGTATACATATCCTCCAATAGCCAATCAAGACGATTTTTCTGAATTTATGGTGGTTACACTTTATGATTTAATTCCACACTTAGATGAAGATGGGTTAAAAAAATTAATAGATAGACTGGAAGTTGTATTAAAGTATAGATAAAAGTCGAATTTTATACAGGAGATGATTAAAAATGGATCAGGAAAACAATTCAATTATAATGAAGACTGTTTTCAATGGTAAACTTAAAGTCCAAAATGTCCCTCATGTTTCTTATCCAAACGGGTATGGTTTTGATGGCGAAAAAGAGTATATACCAACTGATGTTTTATATAAGCTTTCGCAGATTTTTCAATATATGTTGGATAATAAAATATCTGAAATGGACTTTGAAAAGTGGTGACACATATATGGACGAAAATAAACAAAAAATAATTAAACTGATAGAGGGAATTTTATCGAAAGAAAAATACAAAAACTATTCCTTTAATGAAATTATTTGCATGTTACAAAGTGGATTTACGGAGTGGAGCTATGTACATGATCCTGCGTTTATTTCAGATGAATATTTTATAAAATTCCTTGAAAAGTATAAAGATAGCTTATAAAGAGGTGGTGGCATATTGTTTGGATTTGGTTTTTATAGCAATGTTGTAAAAGGATTTTTACAACTAATTGGATTAATGTTTGTTTCATTTATTATTGGATTTGTTTTAGGTGCATGGATTTTTTGATAAAAGAATGGTAATTGATACATAAATTAGGAGGGATATTCAAATGCATGGATATTGTGGAGACTGTGATGAACAAATAGAGTTTTACGAAGGTAACATTGTTAAGATATATGACAGTTCAAAAAATGAAATATCAGTTTATTTAAAATGTCCTTATTGTGGAGAATCGGAATTAATGACGAAGGTTAACAAAAAAGGACTGATAGTATGAAATCAACAAAATATCAATTATTAAGAGATGAATATAATCACGCTCTTAAAGAAATAGAATTGAGAAATCAAATCATCAAAGATTTAAAAGAAAAATTAAACAAAATCCAATTTCTAAAATATTCGTTCTATGGAACAAAAGAAGAATTGTATAAAGAAATTGACAGGATTATTAATGAATAAATCAAATAATCATGAGGTAAACAGAAAATGAAGTGTCCTATTTGTGATAAAGAACTTAAAACTGATCGGGATTATATGGACAATATTTTGATGGAAGAAAGCGTAAAGTGTGCAGATGATTTTCATTTTTACAGTTATCAATATATGACAGGGAATACAGAAGAGGTTATTGGCAATGTAGCTTTTTATAGTCATTATGCAGATTCAAAGGAAATTCGTGATTTACAAAGCAAACAATATAGGGCGGTCTTAGAATTAGAAAGAGAATATTATCAAAAGAAAATTAATATTAAAGGTGAAGATAATGAAAGATTCAAAAAAAATATCTAAAATCTTAAAGCTGATAAAGATTATTTGGGAAGCACGCCCGGACGAACGTTTTCATCAATTAATCAATAATTTACAACATGAATACATAAAAGATACTGGTGAAACCGGGTGGCTTGTGAAAAATCAAATTGTTAAAGTTTATAATCATGCTGCCTATTTAGAAGAAGTGACTTATATTGATATGTTTCACTTGGAAGATGAAAAATTTTTGGAATGGTTGAAAATGAAAATTAAAGAATTATAATACAGAGGGTGACACGATGGATCAATTCTTATATCACTTAGCAGAGATGAAATATAGGATGTGGCATGAATTGTATGTATTTGCTCCAAGAATTGCAGATGAAGAGTATTTAGAGATAATTAAAGCTCAATCCAAATATAAATTATTATTAGAAATTATTGATTTGCTTCCTGAAGAACAGGCAAAAACATTTCGTGCAATAGAACAAGAATTCTTTTCTGATTCTCCATAGTTAAAAAATAATTAAAATAAAAGAGTTATCTTAATTAAAAAATAATGGAGGAAATAATCATGGACAATGAATTATATTTAATACTAACACTAAGACATAGAGATATGTTTTTTGGTGGAGATGTGCATTTATTTTGGTGTAAAAATGGAGCTGGATACACAGCGATACTACAAAAAGCAGGTCTTTATACAAAAGAAGACGTTGAGATAATGTGTCGTGAAAATGATATACCGATTCCTATCTCTTATACTGGTTATGATAAAGATTTTTTTGAGGACAATGAAAGAATAATCAAGTTTCCCACTTTAATGGCTAAAACAAAAGAAGTAGATAATTTGATTGCAGATTGGCAAAACGAGTACAGAAGGAAGCGTAGTCAAAGATAAAACTTTTCTTTTATCTAAGAAAGTTGAGGTGATTGATTTGTTAAATTTTTCAATGTATATATGGTTTTTCTTATATATATTTTTATCAATTTTTGTTCTTTATCAAAGATACAAAGGTATTGATATGACTTGGAGAGAATTTGGTTTCTTTATAGCTGGTGTTTTATTTGGCGGAATACCATATTTTTGGGTTGTTTATCATAGTTTGTAAATAAGGAGTGGAAATATGAGAGAAAAATCAAAAGCAATAGATGTAAGTAATCGAGTTGGTCTTAGTTTTTCTAAAGGATTTGCGAAAGCTAATTATAATTATGAAAAATACTTACAAAACCAAATTGAACGAGCCATAGAAGACTGGAATGAACTCAAAGAATGGATCAATAGTATGTTGGATGAAACTGGTAATGATAAAACAAATAAGGATATATATGAAAAGATTAAACAAAAGATGGAGGATATTGAAAATCGATAAAAATTTTATGAGTGATCAAAGCTTACAGGAGTTGATAAAATGACTTGCGTTGTAGGATTGACACATAACGGAATCACTTATATTGGAGCAGACTCTTTGGCATCGAATTCATATTATAAAACTATTAGGAAAGACAAAAAAGTATTTAAATTAAAAGATACAAACAATGCGATTTTAGGTTTTACATCATCTTATAGAATGGGTCAATTACTGATGTATGCAAATGGTTTGATTGATCCTAAAGACGAACCGGACATTGATCATGAATATTTGGTTACAAAATTTATCCCTAATGTGATTAGTTTGTTTGAAAATGGTGGATTTGGAAAGAATAATGGTGGAGAAAAATCAGGAGGTATTTTTTTATTGGGCTACAAAGATAGATTATTTAAAATACAATCTGATTATCAAGTCTCCGAGTCTTATAAAAATTATGATGCTTGTGGCTCCGGTGAAGAATTTGCTTTAGGATCGTTACACACTACAGAAGGTTTAGGAATGAATCCAGTGGAAAGAATACATATGGCTTTGCAGGCAGCAAGTGAGTTTAGTGTAAGTGTTCAACCACCATTTTATATAATGAATACTTATAATGATAAGGTGGTGAAACTGGAAAAATAAAAAAATATAATAAAATATTGTTTACAAACAATTAAAAATAAATTATAATAATATTAGATTTTGAAAGAGAGGTGAAACGAAATAAAATTTCAAGGGGAGGCTTAGATCGGTGAATCCGAGTCCTACGTGCGAATCGCATATGGATGCCCCATAACCTGAGATAGTCAGCGATGAAATTGTTGATACATAAGGATTTACGTAAGGTGCGAATCTATAAAAAATACGCTGATGAAACTCGGTCAAGGTATTTTCCGAAAGGAAAAGTCCTAACTAATGTTAGGTGAAAAACTCGATCACAAAGCCCGATCGAGCCACTTACAACTGAATACGGAGTTGCAATACGTATGCGTATGTAAGTGGTAAGCTAGTTGGGGTAATTGGACACCTATTGCTAACTTGTTGCAATACGTATGCGTATGTAAGTGGTAAGAGCTTTAATTAAACCATTAATCCAAAAATAGGGGGTTGCAATACGTATGCGTATGTAAGTGGTAAGAATCTGTTAGTAATCAGCAACGTGTTTTAGATGTAGTTGCAATACGTATGCGTATGTAAGTGGTAAATACGCTTTGGCGGTTGATGAATTAAGACGCAAAGTTGTAATAATGTGTATGTATAAGTGGTAAAAAATTTAAGAAAATTAAGGCATTGACACTGATGTTGTAATACATATATACATGTAAGTGGTAAATGATGAATATACGAAAGATGATCAAGAAGCGTTGCAATAATAAAAGGAGAGTAGTATAAATGACGACATATACAGCTAAAATCCAAATAGTTAAACCATTAGACACTGATTGGAATACACTAGGCAAAATATTAAATGAGTTACAATACGAAACATGGAAATTTTCTAATAAAGCCATGCAAATGTTATGGGAATTTGACGGAATAGGATATGAATATTTTAATAAATACAAAAAATATTTAAATCTTAAAGAATATCCATTTATTAAGGATGATGGTAAAAAAATAACTACAATTGATAGCCACATCAACAATCAATTAAAAGAATTGGTGAAACATATGAACTCCGCAGGTGTACAGGCAACAATTAAAAATGTTATTGACAAATGGAAGGCAGATAAAAAAGATGTTCAGTATGGTAGGAAATCAGTTGCAAACTATAAGCGTGATTTGCCAATTGAGTTACATAATAAGCAAATGTTTACACATGATAAAAAACCAAATATAACCATAGACAGCAGAGGTAAATATATAATTGAAATTAAATTAATATCACAAAAATATGCAATGGAATTAGGAAGAAAAGGTACAGAAACAGGATTCAAACTATTATTGGCTGTTAAGGGTAATTATTTAAAATCAATTGTAGACAGAGTAATTAGTGGTGAATATAAATTATCTATGAGTAAAATTGTTCGAGATAAACGTAAAAAGAAGTGGTTTCTCAATCTAGCCTATACATTCACTCCTAAAAAGAAACAACTCAATCCTAATCGCATCATGGGAATTGATATGGGTGTGAATATTCCAGCTATGTTAGCCATTTCAGATAGTCCATATTACCGTCAAGCAGTTGGGAGTAAAGAGGAAGTGGAATCATTTAGACGACAAATTGAAGCAAGAAGAAGGAGTATTCAACGACAACGAAAATGGTGTGGAGAAGGAAGTATTGGACATGGTGTTAAAACTAGACTTAAACCACTAGAAAAATTATCCGGTAAAATTGCAAGATTTAAAGACACAAAGAATCATTGCTGGAGTAGGTACATAATTAATGAAGCAATTAAGAATAATTGTGGAACTATTCAAATGGAAGATTTAACTGGAATTGCAAAAGATAAAGCATTTCTAAAAAATTGGACATACGATGATTTAAGACAAAAAATCACATATAAGGCAGAAGAAGCAGGTATTAAAGTGGTGATTATTGATCCATACAAAACATCAAGTAGATGTCATAAATGTGGTCACATACATAGCAGTAAGAATAAAGATGATTGGCGACCAAAGCAAGAAAAGTTTATTTGTGAGTCATGTGGATTTAAAACTAATGCTGATTGGAATGCAGCAAAAAATATCGCTACAAAAGGAATTGAGAAAATTATTAAGAAACAGATGGAAAAGCAAGATCAAGAGTATAAGCATGGTTTGAAATATGTTGTTAATTAAAAATAAATTAAAATAATATAAAGAAAGGTGAACCAAAAAAATGGCAAAAGTATTATTTAACCGCAATCCAATTAAATTTGGTAAATCAATTAAACAACCGTCTATTGATGAAATCAAAAACACTCCTGCTTTATGGAACGCAAGTTTAGACGATGCACTTAAATACGGTGGAGAACTTACAAGAGCTGTCATCGGTGCAATGGATTTAAAATTTGATAGAAAATACATAATCGTTGACACAAAAATTCATATGCTTATGCCCGGTTTCTATCCAGCAATTCCGGGTTGGCACACTGATGGAGTTCCAAGAGGAAAAGAATTAAAGCCTAATGTTAAAGCTACACCGAACATTTTTGCACAAGAAGAAATGTCTGACACAAGGTTTCATTTGTTGGTGACTGGTGCTGGTTGCTTAACTAAATTCCTTACAGATCCTATTGAGTTGTCAGTGCCAGATGAACCAGATACTAACTTATATAAAAATATCACAGAGCAAATTCACACAATCAAACCATCTGGAATAGTATCTGCTCCAAGTTGTACTGTTGTTGAGTTTGATTGGTGGACTTTACATACAGGAGTTAAATCAGAAAAGCACGAATGGAGATTTTTAATTAGAGTGACAGAAACAGATCATATGGAACCACAGACTGATTTACGGAAAATTATCAGAACACAGCAGCAAGTTTATGTACCTGAATCTTTTGGATGGTAAATAAAATTAACTTTTTATCAAAGGAGGAATGAATAATGGAGGAAGTGCAACTTAAAAAAGTATGTTCTTTACATATCAATGGGTATGAAAATAAAGAAAAAGTTATTGAAGCTTTAACAAATAGTCATTATATTGTTGGCGCTGAGTTGTTAAAAAATAAAATAATGGGATCACCAATAGGTTGGCGAATAGATGTTTATGAAAACGAAATTAATTAATTTAAATCAGAAAGGAGTTTAATCAATTGAAAATTCAATACGATATTCTTTTTAAAAACGGAATAAAAGAAAAAATTATTGTTCAAAACGCTTCAGAAGAAGAAATAGAAAATTTTAACCATAATGTTAAAGAAGGATTTACGAATAACGCATCAGGTGCTTTAACACTTGGTGATGGAAAAATAGAAGTCTTTTTTGTACGGTTAGACGATGTTTCCAGAATATCAATGAAAATCATTAAAGAGAATGATTTAAATGAAGTTTTTGATTTTGGGGGAGGTTTTCAATGAAATATGAAGTAAATTATTGCAGAGATTTTGGTGGAAAAGTTGGTGATCAATGGCTTTGGAGAACAGTTGAAGCTAAAAATGAAGAAGAAGCAATGAAGATTATTTATGAAGAGTATAAAGCTAAGTACATAGTTAGTATTGCGCCAATAAAAAATAATTAGTAATCCACCTAAATATGATGAATATTCAAGTAATGGTGTTTATATTTGGGGTACTGAAAATTCTATAAAAAAATACTTAGAAACTTATAAATGAAATAAATTAAAACAATATTAATAAGGAGCGGTTTAATGGAAGAGGAAAAATTGACTATACCTTGCGCATATCAAGGTGGCAAACAACGTATAGCAAAAGATATTGTAGATATTTTTTATAAAGAAAATGATATAAATGAAAACACAAAATTTTATGATTTATGTTGCGGAAGTGGAGCAATATCTATTGAATTAGTAAATAGAGGCGTTGATCCTAGTAATATAGTGATGGTAGATAAATCTCCTTGGGGATTATTTTGGCAAAAAATTGGTGATGGAACTTTTAGTACGGATGTGTTTAGACTATATATAGATGATATTCCTAAAGATATTACAAAGATTAAATCATATGTGGAAGAAATGTCAAAACAACCTGCTAACGATGGATTGTTTGATAATATGGTTTATAAATTCTTGATTCTTCAAGCATGCTCATTTGGTTCAAAAGCTATATGGGTTGAAAATAATAAATGGCAAAATATATCTTTTAGAAATTATTGGTTGCCAACAGAAACATCTAATAGAAAAAGCCCTGTAAATCCAATGATGCCTATGCCCGAAACATTATTTAAAAGAGTTGAGATTATTTTAGAAAAAATGGAGGGATTATTTGGATATTATGGTGATATAAATGACATAATAACTGTTGATGATAATAGTATAATATACATAGATCCACCATATAAAAATACAACAGGTTATGGCTTTAATTTTGATGTATATTATTATATACATAAATTATTATCAAGTATTAAATTACATAAGAAAAAAAGTAAGATTTATGTTTCAGAAGGATACAAAATGACGGATAATGCACATTTAATTGTTGGTAAAAGGGGTAAAGGTGGTATTTCAGGAACAAGAAAAACATCAAATGAAGAATGGTTAAATGTTTTTAATAGATAAAACTCTCATTTTATTTTGTATCAAAAATCAATTATATACATATATGGGGTGTTATTACATATGGGTAAAGAACTATTAGGAAGCCTTGAGTTAAACCGGATATATCAGATGGATTGTATCGAAGGGATGCAGTTGTTGCCGGATAAATCGATCGATCTCGTAGTTACCGATCCTCCCTACTTGATGAACTACCGAAGTAATCGACGAGTCAAGAACGAAAAATTTAACCGTATCGCAAACGACGTCGACTCACATGAATTAATATCAAAGTATTTGTTGGAATGCTATCGAGTTTTAAAGGATAACACAGCAATATATGTATTCTGTAGTTGGCACCACGTAGACTTCTTCAAAACGGAGTTCGAGCGATGGTTCAAACTTAAAAATATTATCGTATGGAACAAAAATAACCACGGAAGTGGCGATTTAAAAGGAGCGTATGCGCCAAAGCATGAGTTTATATTATACGGACATAAAGGGCGATCATTATTTCGTGAAAAACGCATTCCAGACGTAATAGACTGCGCTAAAATTCCAAGTTTAAAACTTACGCATCCCACCGAAAAACCTACGGAGTTGCTGGAAATATTCATCCGTAACAATAGTGACGAAGGAGATGTGGTTTTAGACGGATTCGCAGGTACAGGCTCACTTCCGGTTACTGCGGTTCGCAATAATCGTAGATTTATAGCTTTCGAGATTGAGTCAGAATATGTCCGAATCGCTAACCAACGCCTAGAAAACGTGAGCGACGAACTGGCTGAACGTAAACTTACCGAAGGGAATGAGAATAATTAAAATCGGAATCGATCTTGATTGTGTGTTGAATAATTTGAATCAAAAATGGATTGAGGCCTATAATCAAGCCTATAATGACAACTTATCTTTGGAAGACGTAAAATCATGGAATTTAACCGATTATGTTAAACCAGAATGCGGTGTAAAAATTTATGAATTGGTTAATGACGATTTGTTAAGCAAACTAACTCCATTACCCTATGCAGTTGAAGTAACCAAAGAGTTGACAAAAGAACACGATCTTTACATAATTACAGCAACTGAAATTCCAAACATCAAAGCTAAAGCTGAATGGATAAATAAATTTTATCCACACATCGGTGTTGATAAAATGGTGATAATTCGTCATAAACACCTAATTGATGCTGATTTGTTAATCGACGATGCCCCACATAACATCTTAAGTTTTCCAAGAAAAACAATTGTAATGGATTACGCATGGAATAGAAATTTGTCTGAGGCATATTTAAGAGCACATGATTGGAAAGAAGTAAGGAAATTAATAAAAGAATTGGAGAGTTAATGATGTCTAAAGAAATTATTAAAGTAGACATATATCAAGATGGTATGGAAGACGGATATAATTTTTATGATTATGATGGAAACTATTTGGGTTATATTCCAAAAGATGAACTTAAAAATCACGACATGGCAGGTAGAGAAAGAGTTCCAGTAATAGAAACAAAAGAAGGAAAGGTTGAAATCGAAGATGGCTGTTATATTGTCATAACTGCAAAAGGAAAGCGTTATTCTTGTTTAAAAATTACATATGAAGATTTTTATGGATAAAAAGTAAGGGGATAAATTAAATGAAAAGATGGTTGAGAAAATCTTTAGCTATTTTAAATTCTTTAGAAGGAGTTATACACCTTATTGTTGCACTTGTTTCATTATGGGGAATTGCTGCTACGCATACATGGGATTGGAGAGTGTTAGCTGCACCACTTGAAAATGCTGTTTTTGGTGCTTTTAGTTTATGGACAGGATATGTTTTAGGGAAAGATCATCATAAAATAAATTAAAATAATATTGACAAAAATATAAAAATATAGTATAATAGGGGTATCCCTAAGTTGTTTGTTATTTAAATTCAAACGAAAGAAGGGATGAAATATGAATAATCATAATCTTGGAGGATGATATTGTGGGACGGTGTAGAAAATGCAGAATGAAAAGCAACAAGAAAGATTCTTAAAGGAAATAAATAGAATACATAACGAACTTGATCAATTATTTTTTAAACTAGAAGATAATCGTTTAAAATTGGATAAGTTACCTGAAGTGATTAAAGATTTGGTTAAAATACGATTAATTATCAGACATATCGATTCTTATTCTGCTTCTCTTGAGGTGGATTAATTTGGATGGTTATCGCGAATTTTTGAAATATGGTATTGGGGAAGTTGTTAAGGAAAACTTATTGGTGAAAATTGAGTACATAATTGATTTGGTAGAAAAACTGTCTTTTCAAATTGACGATTTGGAAATTTCTGATGATCAATACAAGGAACTAGATCATTTGTTAACCTATATAAATATCGAGATTGATAGGCTGAAAGATGAAATTTAATACTAGACAAACCAAAAATAAATTAATATAATATAAGTAAATTTATTTTTGTCGAGGTAAAATTTATTAAAGATCAAACTTAAGGAGGTGGTGCAAACTTTTTCACGACTCAATTATAAAATAAATTAAAATAATATTATAAAGAAAGGTTAGTGATAAAATGAAACGTCAAAAAGACAATAAATTTCATGAAGCAAAAGTAAATCCTTTTAAAAATTATTATACACTTATTGAGATTGATGGTAAAGAATATGTAGAAACATATGAAGCAAAATTTAGATCAGAAGCCAAAGATTATTTTTACGAAGTCGCAAAACAAAAAGATGGAAAGTTCAATCCTGAAAAAGTGTATGTAATGAACTAAAAATTTAATAAGGGGATATGTGTATGACTTATTATGCTAATAAATCTTTCGTTGGTCAAATCAGGAGAGCTGAAACAGATGGAATTTTACAAACCCCTTTTGCCGATATTAGTTATGAAAAAGGCGACTATATCTTTGAAGGTTTGGATGGATATGCAAATGTAATAGACGCCAAATCTTTTGCAGGTAATGATTATATTCCAGTAGAGATTAAGAAAAAGAAAAAATCGTCCGATTTTGTGAATGACTATATTAAAGCGTTGCAGAATTTCGAAGGTTTAAATCAAGAAGAAAATGAAGATTACATATTAGGTCAAATGAACATGTTAAAAAATAATTAAAATAATATAGCATATAAATAAATTGAATCATTACACAAATAAGAAAGGATGAATAATATTTGACATTAATCACTAAAGATAGACAATCTCATATCCAGAAAACCGAATTTGACGTAAATCGTTTTAACAAATTTATCAATGAAATTGTGGCTGATACTGGTGTTGAATTTGATGAGGATAGTATCAATCAATTAAAAAATAACATTATCGATTATGTTCTAACCAAGAAGGAACTTGAAGCAAACAAATTGTTTGATTTAATTATTCGGGAAGCAAATGACATGATTACAGCAAATACTCCTGAATATACTTATCTATCTGCTTCTGCATTGAGAAGAAAATTGTATAAACAAGCATCTAAGAATAGAGGATTTGATTATAAAAAAGGATATGGAGATTATTATTCATTAGTTTATCAATTAACTGAACAAGGCTTGTATTCAGAAGATGTGCTTAATGCCTATACTGAAAAAGAGTTAAAACAAGCAGGCAAACTCATTGACAAAGAAAAGGATAAATTATTCAGTTATGCCGGATTATATTTAATGCAAAATACTTATTTGGTTAAAGGATATAATCAAGAAATTCTTGAGTTGCCACAAGAAAGATTTTTAACTACAGCTCTTTATTTAATGAAAGATGAGAAAAAAACAAAACGTATGGAATTAGTTAAAGAAGCATATTGGGTATTGAGTAATCATTTAGTTGGATTAGCCACCCCAACGCTCAAAAACAGCGGAACTCCTCATGGTACATTGTCTTCTTGTTATATTGTGACTTTAGATGATGATTTGAAAAGCATCATGAATGGATTAAAACAGGTTGCATCCTTCAGCCAAAATGGTGCTGGTTTGGGGCTATATCTCGGTTTCTTACGAGCAAACGGCAGTTGGATTCGAGGATTTAAAGGAAGAGCAACTGGAATTACACACCCTTCAAGATTGTTAAGTGTATTGGCGGAATACGTAAACCAATTGGGTCAACGAAAAGCTGGAATCGCGGTATATTTACCTGTATGGCATTATGACATTTTTGATTTCTTAGATCTAAGACTAAAAACAGGATCGCAAGAAAAAAGAGCGCACTCAATTAAAACTGCTGTTTGTTTACCGGATGAATTCATGCGAAGATTAAAAGATAAAAAAACTTGGACGATTTTTGATCCTTATGAAGTTAAGAAAAAATTAAATATTGATCTGAACAGACTTTACGATAAAAAACAATTAAAAGAAGGCGAAGAACCTAACCCAATAGATCACGCCTTTACATATTATTATCGTTTAGCTGAAAAAACAGCCGAAATTGAATTAAAACGAACGGTTAATGCAACTGACATTTATAAATCAATTTTTATAGCCAGAAAGACAGGTGGAACTCCTTATCTATACTTTAGTGATACAGCAGCAAGATATAATCCAAATGGACATAAAGGTATGCCGTTTGGTTCAAATTTGTGTTAATTCCTAGCACCTTCTACAAGTAATTGTAGTCGAAAAACTCTGTTAAACGGTGGAACTCTCAACTTTGAGACAATACCGTAGGAAAGAATCGCTCTAAAGCGTTTATTCTAAAAATAATTTAGAAAGAAGAGCGAGGAAAACCTCTAACGACTATCGAAACCACAGTATTAAAACTGGAAGGGAGTAGAGTACAGCCCAAGCGATTGGGGTAGAGGTTGACCGTAATAAGGTCGTAATTCCTCTTTAAATGGAAAAGCAGAGAATCCTTTATTATAAGGATTAAGATATAGTCTCATCTTACAGGTAACTGTAAGCGGTATGAGAAACTGTCGCGATGATAGTCAAATACGGTCTATGTGTAGCGAACATAGATGAAGGTAAATGTCGGAAATCATTCAAAACATGGATTATGACAAAATTATCAACGAAGAACTTGATGAAAAAGGATTTGTTGTCACTAAAGTATATGGAGAAGGACTTGTCACATGTAATTTGAGTTCTCTTGTTTTACATAATGTTTTTGGAAATGATGATGTTGATTTACAACGTGTCGTAGATATTCAATTTAGAATGTTAGACAATGTAATTTCACTCAATCGCACAGTAGTGCCACAAGCTACACATACAAATAATTTGTATCGTGCAGTTGGTGGAGGAGCATTAGGATTGGTTACATTGATGACATCTAAGGGAATTAAATGGGAAAGTGAAGAAGCAAGTAAATTCACTGAAGAAATCTTTAAAAAGTATTTGAAAGCTGGCATTGAAGCATCTCACAAATTGGCTATGGAAAAAGGTTCTTATCCTTATTTTAAAGGTTCTGATTGGAACACGGGAGAGTTTTTCGATAAGAGAAATTTTGTGTCTGATGAATGGTTACCGTATAGAGAAATGGCTAGTAAAGGTATGAGAAATGGTTATATCAATGCCATTGCACCTACTTCAAGTAATTCCATTATTATGAATGGATCACCTTCTATTGATCCATTATATGAAGTTGTTTATCGAGAAGAAAAATCAGGTTTAAATGTAATCATTGTTCCATCTAATTATTCAAATAAGACAAAATGGTATTATAAATCCGGATTCCAAATGGATGAAATGTGGGCTATTAATGTAGTATCTGCTGCACAAAAATATGTAGATCAAGGTATTTCTCACAATATGCATGTTTTAAAATCAATTAAAGCATCGGAGATGTTAAGATTAGACCTTGGTGCTTGGAAAAAGCAACTTAAAACAATTTATTATACATACACAGAGGATTATGAACGAGATGAAAATTGTATTTATTGTGAAGCTTAATTAAATATAAACAAAAAGGAGATAGAAATACATGTCTAAAATACAACCATTTAGAGTATACAATCCAGAACATCCCAACCTTCCTACCAAAATATTTGGTGGGAAGGCAAGTGGAATTAGAGACTATGACAATATTAAATATCCAATTCTATTACAATACAACAAAGATTTATTTGGAGAATATTGGATTGAAGATGAAGTTAAATTAGGAAAAGACATCGAAGAATATAAAAACAAATTAACTGATAGTGAAAGAAAAGTATTCAACTATGTAACTGGATCATTGAATTGGTTAGACTCTATCGCGTCTGATTTTAATGCTGTCTTATTGTTGGCTACTAGTGATCCTTCTTTGCGTTCAGTAATTGCTTTGATCTTATCTTTTGAAGTATTACATAATCGTTCATATCAATACTTAACTTCAACCATGCTTAATGACTTAGAAAAAAAGGAAGCATTTGAAAAAGTTCGTCATCTTCCTTTATTAGTGGAAAGAAATAATTTAATTATCCCTAAAATAGATAAAATGATCAAAGTATTTGCAGAATACATATTATCTTCATTTTTAGGCAAACCAAAAGAAATTGATGATTCCTTCTTACAAACCGCATTTGAAGGAATAACTGCTTATCAAGCTCTTGAAGGACTATTTTTTAGTGGAGGATTTGTTTATTTCCACTCACTGGCAAGAGACAATAAAATGTTGGAAAGCAATAGTTTAATCAACATGATTAAAACAGATGAAAACCAGCACTCAGAAATCTATGGTTTAATCATTCAAATGCTCATGTCTGAATTTCCACAATTAAACACACAAGAAAATATGGATTATGCTATAAATTTTTTCAGACAATGTGTAGAAGCAGAAAAGAAATGGTCTGCATGGTTGTTCAAAGATATTGATACATTGTCTATCAAAGAATACCATGATTATGTTGAATATCTTGCTAATTTACTTTGTCGCAATGCTGGAATGAATGAACCATACCCAGAAAATAAGGAATTAAAATCGCGTTGGATTGCTACTTATGGAAGTAAAAAACGCAGTAAAGACAAAGATCAAATTGTTTCCAGAACAGATTTCTTACAAGCGAATTCAATTAATTATACACACGAAGGTGGAGAAGATTTTGACCTCTAAAGCATTAATTTATTATTCGCTAAAGGGGAACACAAAAGGAATCTTTGATAACTTAGATTTGTCTGAATGGGATGTTTATGATTTAAGAAAGACAACTAATATTAAATTAAATAAATATGACACTATTTTGATTGGTACATCTACATATGGGAGAGGTGCGCCTCCCCTTCCGTTCTTTCAATTAAAAGAGCAACTGATTGAATTAACTAACAAACAGATAGGATTGTTTGGCTCAGGAAGAACGGAATATGAATACTTCTGTGGGGCATTAGATGTCTTAGAAGAAGTTTTAAGACCTAAGAATAAAATATTGTTTAAATTTAAATTTGAGGGTTATCCAAAATACATAGAAAAATGTCAATTTAAAAAAATAATAGAAGAATTAGGGTGATATCTATTACTCAAGGAATATATTGTATTGAAATTAATAATAAAAAATATATTGGAAAAGATGTACACATCGATCAAGATAAACGTAAAAAAGAACATTACAATTTGTTAATTAAGGGAACTCATTATAATAAACATTTGCAACGAGCTTTTGATAAGTACAAAACTTTTGATTATGATGTGCTTATTGAATTTAGAGACATTGATAATGAAACTCTTAGTACCTGTGAAATGTTTTATATTGATATTTTTGATACATACAACACTGGTTATAATTTGACAAAAGGAGGAGAAGGAGGAAATGGATTAAAAATATCAAAAAGTGAAAGAGAAAAAAGGTCAGAAAGATATACTGGAGAAAAAAATCCTCAATCCAAATTAACTAATAAACATTTTTTTGAAATAGTTGAACATTTAAAACAAGGAAAAACAAATAGAGAAATTGCAAAAATGTACAATATTCATGAAAGATATGTATCTTTAATCAGACACAAAAAACGATTTAAAAAATTATGGGAACAAGTTAAAGATTATAATCCAATTAATTCAGATGAACAGTTAAAAAATAGAGGGAAAGTAACAGAACAAATGTTTAAAGAGATTGTACATATGATTAAGAATGGAAAAACAAATGCTGAAATAGAACGAAAATTTGACTTATCTTCAGGGACAGCAAGTAGAATTAGACATAAAAAGTTATATAAACAATGGTGGCAAAGATTTTTTAATGAATAATAAAGGAGAGATATGATGAAGTTAATTAAATTTGAAAAAGAAAATTGTCCTTATTGTGACATGGTACAAAATTTCTTAGATGCGCATGACATCAAAGCAGAAAAAATTAACGCATTTGATAAGCCCGAAATGGCAGTAAAATATGATATTGGTTCAGTTCCAGTAACCATCCTACTAGATGATGATGGGAATGAAATCCAACGTTCTGTTGGATTTAAAATAGAGGAGTTGGAAGGAATTATATCTAAAATAAATTAAAATAATGTTAAAATCTTATTTTTGATGGTTTTTTCAATTTTGATTTTCCAAAAACGTTGAAAATACTGGCTTTTATCAACCTAAATTTCAAATAAAATGTGGGTTTTATCTTATTAGGTAAAGCCCACATAAAAATAAATATACATGATCAAAAGGAGAGAAAATACATATGGCAAAACAACAATCAATTCAATTTAAAGAAGGATCTCTAGTTTGGATCAAACCATTGAAAAAACAAGGGAAAATCATTGCAGTTACAAAAGGTATTCCACAAACTTATAAAGTTGAAATCATTGTTAATTTCAATAAAGAAACAGGAGAACGCACCACTAAATTGGAAACCGTGAAAGCAGAAGATTTAAAACCTTATCGTAGAAATAAATCAAAAAGTCGTAAGCTCAAAAAATACAATCCTAATGAAATGTATTATATGGTGAAAAAGTTTCAACAAGCTTTTAACCATCCTGTAGCTGATAAACCAACAGTGATGGATTCTCAACGTGCTGTATCACGTTCTGTATGGGTAGCAGAAGAACTTGTAGAAAAACTTCATGCATCATCAGATTCCAAAGAAGAATTTTTAGAATTGTATAATCAATTCCTCCAAGGTATTGAAAAAGCAAAAGAAAAGAGCTTGAAATCTGAACCACCAAAAGGTACTTTAGACAAACTAACAGCGCAAGTTGATGCACTTACGGATGCATTATACTTTATTTTTGGATCATTTGTTGAAATTGGCGTCAAACCATATAGACCATTCAAAATTGTACAGACTGCTAATATGGCTAAACTTTTCCCAGACGGAAAACCAAGATACAGAGAAAGTGACGGAAAAATTATCAAACCGGACGGTTGGGAAGAAAATTACGCACCTGAAAAACGAATTAAAGAAGAAGTCAAACGTCAATTAGGAGAATAAAAACATAAAAATCAGTAATTGACAAAAATAAATTAAAATAATATAATGAAATCAGGAAGTTAATCTTCTTCCTGATTTTTTGTTGAAGAGGTGATTTTTATTGAGCAACTATGGTAACGACAGTATACGATCTTTAACTGATCGTGAAGCAGTAAGATTAAGAGTAGCAACATATGCTGGAGGAAGTGATAAAGAAGGCGCATTTACAACTGTTAGAGAAATTATTTCTAACTCCATTGATGAATTTAAAGCCCACTATGGTAATGAAATAGTCGTTCAATATTACAAAGATGGAAGCATAGAAGTAACTGATTATGGTCGCGGTTGTCCGGTTGATTGGAATGAAAATGAACAGAAATATAATTATGAATTGATTTTCTTATCTCTTAATGCAGGAGGAAAATATCAACAAGATAACTATGAGTTCAGCTTAGGGTTAAATGGAATAGGGTCAGCCTTAAGCATACTTTCATCAGAATATGCCTATGTTGAAGTTAAACGAGATGGATACAAATACAATTTAGAATTTCAAAAAGGCGAATTAGTCGGTGAATTAAAGAAAGAAAAAATTGATGGTGAATATCAAACAGGCACAAGAATTAGATGGAAGCCTGACTTAGAGGTATTTACTGAAACGAACTTTCCTGAAGAATGGTTTCATCAATATCTCGAACAACAAGCCATAGTAAACAAAGGATTAAAACTAATTTTTATTAATCCAAAGGATCAAAAAACGGAATACTTTTATGAAAATGGCATTATCGATTATATTCAAAACTTAAATAATCAAAAAAACTTTACAGACATTGTTTATTTAGAAACTGAAGCAATCGGAAGAGACAGAGAAGATAAAAATGACTATCGTTCAAAATATGAAATTGCCTTTTGTTTTAACAATGAAGTTAATTTATTAGAATCTTATCACAATAGTTCATTCTTGAAACATGGTGGAAGTCCTCATGAAGCAATAAAAGCTGCTTTTGTTTATGCTATTGATAAATTAATTAAACAAAACAATGGATACAACAAGAATGAAAAGAAAATCACTTTTGACGACATACGCGATAGTCTAATTATAGTTACGAATACATATTCTACGGAAACGAGTTATCAGAATCAAACTAAATTTGCTATTACAAACAAATTCATTCAAGACTTCATGCGAGAATATCTGAAAGAACAATTGGAAATTTACTTCATCGAAAATCCAATTGATGCTGAAAAAATAATAAACCAAGTCTTAATTAATAAACGCAGCAGGGAGAAAGCAGAGAAAACTCGATTAGATATTAAGAAGAAGTTGCAAGGTCACGTAAACAATATAACCAATCGTATTGAAGGGTTTATTAATTGCAGATCTAAAGACAATACAAAAACAGAACTCTATCTTGTTGAAGGAAAGTCAGCATTAGGTTCAACTAAGCAGGGACGTGATGCTGAATTTCAAGCAATATACGCATTAAGAGGTAAAATTTTAAATTGCCTAAAAGCTGACTATGATAAAATTTTCAAAAATGACATTATTGTTGATTTGATTAAAATTCTTGGTTGCGGTGTAGAAGTTAAATCAAAATATAATAAAAACTTAAATACTTTTGATTTAAACAATTTACGATGGTCAAAAATTATCATTACTACAGACCAAGATGTTGATGGATGGCATATAAGAACTTTATTATTAACCCTTATTTATAGATTAATACCTACTTTAATCGAAAAAGAAAAAGTATTTATTGCAGAATCACCATTATATGAAATTGTTCATAATGACATTTCCTATTTTGCCTACAGTGATAATGAAAAAGATCAAATTTTAAGCAAACTAGGAAATAATGTAATTATCCAAAGATCCAAAGGATTAGGTGAAAATACTGCTGAAATGATGTGGGAGACAACCATGAATCCAAAAACAAGAAAATTAATTAAAGTTACAAAAGATGATGTTATAAAAACTCAAACTTATTTTGACATGTTTTTGGGGGATGATTTACAAAGCAGAAAAGAATACATTGAAAATAATTTATATAAATATATAGAAAAAGGATTAGAAGAATAGAAGGTGTTTAAATGACAAATGAGGTAATAAATCAATTAATCACAGACACATTAGAAGAACATTATATGCCATATTCAGCTCATGTTATTTTACATAGAGCCTTACCGGAAATTGACGGACTAAAGCCAAGTCAAAGAAGAGTTTTATATACCATGTTTAAAATGGGTCTACTGAAAGGGCAACGCAAAAAATCTCAGGGTGTTGTAGGTCAAACACTCTTTTTGCACCCACATGGCGATGCGAGTGTATATCAAACATTAGTAAGGCTGACAAAAGATAATGAATCAATGCTTTATCCTTTCATTGATTCAAAAGGAAATTTTGGAAAAGTTTACTCAAGAGATATGAAAGAAGCAAGCGCAAGGTATACGGAAGTAAGGTTAATGCCGATTGCTCAAGAATTATTTAAAGACATAAACAAAGATGCAGTAGATATGGTAGATAATTATGATGGAACAACAAAAGAACCCAGATTATTGCCAGTTACTTTTCCATGTATACTAGTTAATCCATCACAAGGAACAGCAGTAGGGATGGCAAGCAATATACCTTCTTTTAATATAAATGAAATCATTGATTTTACGATTGAATACATAAAAAACCGAAACACCAATGTTTTAGACTATGTTAAAGCTCCAGACTTTCCAACTGGTGGAACCATAATTTACAACGAAAATAGTTTTAATAAAATTTACAACACTGGCAAAGGTAGCTTTAAAATAAGAGCAAAGTATCACATTAAAGAAAACTCAATCATTATTGATGAAATACCTTATACAACATCATTTGAAGCAATCATTGAAAAAATTACTGATTTAATTAAAGAAGGAAAAATTAAAGACATCGTTGATATCAATGATATTTATGGAATAAATACAAAAGGAATTGAAATTGTTGTCAAAAACAACACTGACAAAGAGTTATTGATGGAAAAGTTATATAGAATGACTCCTTTAGAAGACACTTTTTCTTGTAATTTCAATGTCATTGTTGAAGGAGAACCAAAGACATTAGGTATAAAAGGTATTATTCATGAATGGATAAAATTTAGAGTAAATAGTATCAAACGTGTAATTCAATATGATGTCAATAAAAAGTCAAATAGACAACACTTACTAAAAGGATTAGAAAAGATTTTACTAAATATTGATGAAGCGATTAAAATCATCAGAAATTCCAAAGCAGACGATGAAGTTATAAATAACCTAATGAGTAAATTTGATATTGACAAAGCACAAGCCGAATTCATAGCTGAAATAAAATTAAGAAATTTGAACAGGGATTATATTGTGAAAAGTACGAATGAAATCGAAAAACTTGAAGCAGAAATAAAAGACTTAACTGATACATATAACGATAAAATAAGAATGGCACAAATAATCATATCTGAATTAGAAAAAATAAAAGACAAATATGGACAAGAACGCAAAACAGACATTTTAAATGAAGAAAACCTTCTTTCACTAGATGATAAAGAACTTGAAATCGAAAACTACAACACACGAATTATCCTTACTGAAGAAGGATACTTAAAGAAAATTCCACTTACATCATTAAGGGGCAATTCAACTCAAAAACTCAAAGATAACGATCAAATAAAATGCGAATTTGATTCAAACAACAAGTCTGACATTCTGATTTTCACAGATAATAGAAACTGTTACAAAATCAAATCATATGAATTGCCAGATCATAAGCCAAGTGTGTTAGGCGAATATTTACCATCCCATTTGCAATTAGAGGAAGATGAAAAGATTATTTATATGACTGCAACAGAGGACTATAAAGGTTATCTGATTATTGGTTTTGATAACGGGAAATTCGCAAAAATCGATATGCGAGCTTATCAAACCAAAACGAATAGATCGGTATTAAAAAATGCTTTTACAAGTGATCAAACACCAATTTATTGGAATACAATCACAAAAGATACTGACCTCATTGCTATATCATCTATCAACAAAGTAATACTGTTTAATACTTCAATAATTAACGCAAAAACAAGTAGAACAACTATTGGAGTGCAAATGATGAAACCGAAAGATGATAGTAAAATGCTTAAAGTTTTAAGTGTTAACGATTGTGAATTTGAAGATGTGGAATATTACCGTATCCATAATGCTGGAGTAGGAAAATACCTAAAGAAAAATGATGTTATAAAATAATTTAATATAATATTATATTACGAGGTGATATAAATGAGTTATTCTGAAAAACAATATTTAAGATTACTTGAAGATATTTATAAATATGGACAAGATACTGGAGATCGAACTGGTACAGGAATGAGAAGTTTATTTGGTGAAACAATGGAGTTTGATCTGAGAGAAGGTTTTCCTTTATTAACGACTAAAAAAATGTTCATTAGAGGGATTTTTGGTGAATTGTTATGGTTTCTAAGTGGTTCTACATCGAACGCTGAATTAGAAAGCAAATACAATATTAAATTTTGGCGAGAATGGGCAAACGAAGCAAATGAATTACCAAACATTTATGGTAAACAGTGGATTAGATGGGAAGACAGTAGAGGTAACATTTTTAATCAAATTGAGTATGTAATTAATCAAATTAAAAATAATCCCACAAGTAGACGCATTCTTTTTACTGGATGGAATGCACCTGAAATGCAATGGGAAGACACTGCTTTACCTTGTTGTCATAGCACTGTGGTTCAGTTTTATGTAGAAGATGAATATTTAAATATGTACCATTATCAGCGCAGTGGAGATATGTTTTTAGGCGTGCCAGTGAATATCGCTTCCTATGCCACTCTGTTATCAATTATTGCACAACAAACAGGGTTAAAAGTAGGTAAAATGAAACACACAATTGGAGTGGCACATATTTATCATAATCATTTAAAACAAGTAGAAGAACAGCTATCAAGACAGCCATATAATCTTCCTCAATTGATTATTAAAAGAAAACCAGAATCTATTTTTGATTATAAACTTGAAGATTTTGAAGTAATTAATTATAAGCATCATCCATTGATTAAGGGGGACGTAGCAGTATAATGTCAATCTCATTAATTGCAGCAATAGGAAAAAATGGAGAATTAGGTTATAAAGGGGACTTATTGGTTCACTTACCCAATGATCTCAAACGCTTCAAAACACTTACTACTGGCAAAATGTGTGTTCAGGGAAGAAAAACCTATGAATCCATTATTAAAAAACTAGGACATCCATTATCAAACAGGATAAACATTGTACTTTCAAAAGACTCCAATTATAAACCAAAACATTCAAATACATTTGTTTATCATTCAATTAGAGAAATCCTTCATCAATATCATAATTATGGCGAAGGTAAAAATGAATTGATGATTTGTGGTGGATCTCAAATTTATAAAAATTTTCTTCCATATGCGGATTACATTTACTTAACTATAATTGATCATGTATTTGATAAAGCAGATACATTCTTTCCTAAGTTAAACTTAGAAGAATGGAAGATAGAAGAAAACTTAAAATATGAATCAGATGATAAACATCCATATCCATACACTTTTATAACTTTATCAAGAAAATTAAATTAATATAATATTTAAATAGAAAGATGGTGATGTAAAAAATATAAAAATCAGTTAAAATAAACTCTTGGTAAGGAGGTGTCAAAATGTCAGCATTGGAAAAAGCAATAGAACAATTAAAAACTGAAGGATATACGAAAGAACAGATACATAAAGCACTCAAAATAATGTTTGAAAAAATAAAAAGCGATAAAGAGGAGGATTCAAAATAGTGAGCGAATACAACGATCTCAACGAATTAATAACATTTCTATTCGATACGGCGCATGACATTGAAATTGACGATGAAGAATTAGCAGAAGACTTACTGACACTTGGGAAAAAATTAAGGGAGGTTGAATAATGACGAAAACTCACTTAATCAAAGACGAAGCACTTGGCGGAGTGCTGCGGGAATACGTAAAGGTTGATAGGAAGGCGGAGGTTGGCGACTATGTTATTTTCAAAAATGATCGAATCGCAAAGGTTGTCCCCGAAAATGACAACGTAATAAATATCGAAAAAGAAACATTTATATCTTCTGTAAATACTTTCGGGGCAACGCTAGAACCAACCGACATCATCCACGTGGACGGCAAGCGCTACCGAATGGTTGACCGGAAAGCTAATGTTGGAGAAAAAATTATAACTATTTCAGTAGACTCATATGGTGAACTTAGTATTAAAGCAGGAAATATTTGGACTGTGTGTTTTGTAGATGATAAGTGGGTATCCACGCATGAAAGTAAATTTGAAATCTTCCATAAAGAATACCGTGTACTAGAACCAATTAACGAACAACAAAAAGAAGATAACCATTTACAAAGAAAAATTAAACAACTAGAAGATGAATTATCTAGTATCAAAAAAGATTTTGAAACATGGGTACAAGAATTTGAGAATTTCAAAAATAAATTAAAACAATATAACAACATATTAAAAATCGCTGTATGTGGAAATTTTCGTGCAGGTAAGGATACTGTAGCAGATTATCTAGTTAAAAAATACTTCTGTAAAAAATTTGCGTTTGCTGATGAATTAAAAGACACGCTACATAGGTTATTCCCAGATATTCCAAGAGTACCTAAACCAAGACATCCATATCAAGTATTTGGTGAAGGTGTATGCGATTTAGATATACCCGGTGCTAAAACTGTTTGGATAGACGCTTGTTTACGCTCAATTGATAATTACATAAAACAGTGTGCCGAATTTCAAAAAGAATGTAAAAATATCGTTATTACTGATTTACGCAAACCATTAGAGTATGAACGATTAAGAAAAGAAAAATATATTATTATTAGAGTTACAGCTTCAGAAGAAGTGCGACTTCAACGAGCAAAAGAAGCTAGAGATAAGTTTAGCAAAGGTGATTTATCACATAATACAGAAAGCTATGTTGATCAATTCGATGTTGATTTTGAGATTGAAAATAATGGGACAATTGAGGAATTAGAAAGAAAAGTTGATGAAGTGATGTTAAAAATAATAAAAAATAGACGGTGATCAAATGCCTAAAAAGAAACAATATTTTCTCGAACTAAAAACGTTGATAGATTCGGAAGTAACACTCAAAAATTTTAATTCTGACATTATGCGATCAATCATCGACAAAGCGCTGGACTGGTCGAAAACGCAAACGATTATCAAACGACCACCGAAAACAGACGCTAGATTAATATACTATATCGCTTGTGAATCGTGGCTGGAACGGCTGCTGGAATCGGACTTACACAGTCGGTTTAAATCACCACAAGCCATTGAGGACTTTACTTGGCGAGTACTTTCACAGGCAGGATGGGGCGCAAACATCTCCGGCTATGATACAGCATTGATTATGTTAATAACGGAGTTTGAACCAAGATTTCGTGAATGGTGGGCGCGAAGTCACGAGATAGACAACCGGACAGTCGAGCGTATTGGCGTACTGATGGCACTCGAAAGGCTTGACGTCAAAGACGAGTGGGTAAGTGAAAAGGTCAACGAATTGAAAGAAACGTTGATAAACGGAAATAATTATGGATGGATTTTTCAACGTAAAATAAAAGATAGTGATATAAAATATGGAATCTGTAATTATGAAGACAAGGAGATTAAGGAATGAAATAATTGAGATAGAAAACTAATGCACTAAAAGGAGTTGTCTTATTCATATTGAAACTGAAGCTAACACTTCCATTACCAACATCCATAAACAGATTATACATAAATCAAGCAACATGGAATCCTAAAACAAGAACAAGAATGCTTACCGGAAAACGAATCCTAAGCAAAGAAGGTGAAAAAACAAAAGAACAAATCATTCAGAAAGCCAAACACCAAATGGAAAAATCTGATTGGTCATATGATTACACAAAAGAAAATTATATTTATATGGATACAGTTATCTTTTTCCGTAAGAAAGGTTCTGATGACAACAACATATATAAACTACTTTGTGATGCTTTAGAAAAGGTGGTTTATGAGAACGATAGCCGAGTATTAATTAGAACACAAAAAATTCTTTATGATTCAGAGAATCCGAGAGTAGAAGTAACTTTCTCTCCTGTTGAATACATAGGGATATTTGATAATCAAGAAATATTAGACCAGTTTGAAGCAAAATGTAAGACATGTAAACGATACAAAAACAATTGCTCTATATTGAGAAAGGCAAAAGAAGGAAGAATTCAAGAAGAAATAAATTCTGACTTGAATTGCATAAAGTACACAAAAATAAAATAAATACATATTCATAAATACATTAAACATTCATTAAGTTATAGGACAAGTTAATCAAATCATACATAATATTGAGGTGAGAGGATGACAAAAGACCGTACTGTAAAAAAATTTAAATGGAAGAATTATAATATTACAGCTATTTTTAATGGGAATTTTAATGTAGATCGATTAGCGAAATCAATTATTGAAACTGTAGATGAGTTTGAAGCAAAAAAGAATCTCAAAAGAAGGCCTTCCTAATATGGCTTTCTTTTTTTATAATAAAATGTATACAAGTTTTACTTGAGGAGATGTCATGTAATGGATACAAAAGGAAAAATCGAACAAATTAAAGACGTTGCCATTCTCCTAAGAAAAAGTCGTGGAGAAGAAGAAGACTTAGACAAACATAAACAAGAATTGGTTGAATTATGTGTCCAAAATGGGTGGAGATATGTTATTTACAAAGAATTAGGAACTTCACAAGATATAAAATATAGACCAGAACTTCAAAAACTTCTTAGCGATATCCAAGAAGATTTATATGATGCAGTTGTCGTAGTGGACAAAGACCGTTTAAGTCGTGAAGGAACTGGTCAGGTGACTATAAATAAGATATTAATGGAACATGATGTTTTAATTGTTACTCCATATAAAGTTTATGATTTATCAAACGATAGTGATATGTTAATGTCAGAAGTAGAAGATTTAATGGCTAGGTTTGAATATAGAATGATTTCTAAACGCTTCAAAAGAGGGAAAAAACGAGGTGCAAAAATGGGGAATTGGGTTAATGGAACCCCACCATTTCCATATGTCTATGTTCCTGAGACAAAGAGTTTAGCAGTAGATCCAGAAAAAAAGAAATGGTATCGATTCATGGTAGAACAATTTCTTGAGGGTAAGCCTTTTTACGAAATTGCTTGGGAATTAAATAAAATGGGGGTAAAAACTCAAAGAGGAAACCTATGGCATGAAAATTCAATTAGACGACTTCTTTTGTCAGAAGTACATTTAGGTAAAATAATAAATCAAAAAACAGAAGGTTCTGGTCATAAAAATAAAAAAACAAAGCCTTTAAGAATAAGACCTAGAAGTGAATGGATAATCGTTGAAAATTGTCATGAAGCAGTAAAAACTCAAGAAGAACACGATATTATTATTGCTACGTTGGCAGCAAGAAGAAAGGTTCCTAAAACTTCCAAACAAATCAAACTTCCACTTACGGGTTTAGTTAGATGTGGAAAATGTAAAAAAACTATGCGAGTTTATCGAAGAAAATTAGTAAACGGGTATTCATTTAAAATTAACACATGCCAAGCGTCTGACCCATTCGGCAATAGATGTAAAAACAGTGGTGGTGATGCGATGGCAATATTATCGACAATAACACAAGAAGCAAAAACAATGGTAGACGAGTTAGAACAAAAAGCGAAAAATTCTAAATCAATGGATAAAGAAATCCAACATTATAAATTAAAAAAGAATTCTGCATTAAATGAAATTGATAAAAAGAAAGAAAGTATAGAAAGAGCATATCTAGCTTATGAAGAAGGAGTTATTTCATTAGAAAAGTACAAACAAAGAACAGCCACATTAAAAAAAGAAATTTCAAAATTAGAGGAAAAAATTAAGTCATACGATATTTTAATCGAGAAATCATCAAATCAAGACAAAGAAGAAAAAATAAATAGGTATATGGAAATGATTGAGCTTATAGAAAAATTTGATAACATTGAAGATGATGAAACAAATCAAAAACTGAATAAAATCCTAAAAGACAATATTTTCGACATTTATTGGACAAGAGAAGGAGATAATGTAACCATTGAGGTAAACTTTATTTAAAAGGTGATTTTTTGAAAAAAACGAAATGACATTTCCTTTTAACAAAAGAGGAGATGTCATTTCGTTTTTTATTCATTTATCTCAAAATAATCCGTGTCAATTTTTTTAACTATGTATTTCCTGTCCACGGAGACACCAACATTGTGTTCAAGCATATATTTTCCGAGTTGTTCTCCGTCAATTAAAACAATCTTTTTTTCAATATTTTTAACAAAGTCCCTAGCTTCTTTTGTAAATCGTGAAGTAGTTATGAAAACTCCTTTTCTAGCTTTTTTGCCTTCAAGACTTCCAGTAAAGGCTTGAACTTCTGGTCTACCTACTGTATTTTTCCATCTTTTTGCTTGTACATAAATAATATCTAATCCTAGTTTATCTTCTTTAATTATTGCATCTACACCTTCATCTTTAGTAAAATCTGTAGTTTGACCAGAGCCTAAAGAACCCCCATAGCCCATTGCTAGCAACAAATCCAAAACAACTTCCTCAAATTTTTTTGGACTTAATTTCTTCACTTTATCTAAAATTTCTAATGCCAACAAGTTATTTATTCTTTTAAACTGGTCATCTATTATTTCTATTGGCGTACTTTCATTTTCATTGTTTTCGTCATTATCTTCAAAAATTTCAGTTCCTATATCTTCTTCATTTCCTTCATCGCTGAACTGTTCTTTTAAAAATCTACTAATTAGCGACATACTAGCACCATAAGGAAAATGATTATAAACTTTTAATCCTAAATCTGTAATGCGATATTTATTCGATTCTAATTGTTCTACTAATCCTGCTACTTGCAATTCACGTCTAGCGTAACGCGCTCTAATTTTAAATTTAGAGTCACCATTATTTAAAATAATATCTCGTTCTTGCCCCTCTATTGAAAAATAATCTGCCAATGCTTCATTTATTTCAGAAACATGATGGATCTTACCATCACTCAAAACTTTTAAATATGGTATGGTCATCATCCGAGGTGTGGGAGATTTACTTAATCTTTGTTTGAAATTTTCTTTGAGTTGATTTCCAAGTTTAACATCAATTTCTTTGTCGGTTAAAGGCGTATTGTTTTTTTGTAAAAAACTTATAATTTCATTTTTATAAAAATTTCTTTTTCTTAATCTTTTAATGTAATGAATAAACTGAACTGAATCATCTGTATAATAAATAGTCCCATCAGCATCTCTTTTTGAAGGAATAAATTCATTATAAAGTCTTATCCAATCATGCACTGTTGTTCTTGGATACCCACATTTATCTGCTAATTCCGTAATAGTGTACCTTTCCAAATTTTTGTTTCCTCCTTACCAATTTCTTTATATAATTTTACAATAAGTCAATTTTTTATCAAGGAAAATAGAACGCAATGGGTTGTACACATACTTGAATACTAAGAGGTATTTAATGGTAAAATGATAATAAACAATACCTTTCCTAGCTAATACTTTTATACGGTTATATGGACAACCGTTTAAGCGAATATGGGAGGGTGTTCTAATTTTTATAAAAAGGAAGTGTTAAAAATGAAGGAATACTTAACACAAGATCGTTTTTCAAAAGAATATAATTGGCTAATAAAATCAAAATCGCCATATTTGCTACAACATGCAACAAACCCAGTAAATTGGTTGGAATGGTCGCCAGAAGCATTCCAAAAAGCAAAAAGGGAAGGTAAGGCTGTATTTGTGTCCATTGGCTATTCCTAGCCTTCGGGCTATGGAAAAATTGAAAAAATAATAAGAATAGGATGTATACAAGATTTACATGTCATTGGTGCCATGTAATGGAGAGGGAGTCGTTTGAGGATCCTGAAGTGGCGGAGTTGTTAAATCAATATTTTGTGGCAATTAAGGTGGATC